TCGGCCGCACGTCATCGAACGCGAGGAACCGGCTCTGCAGATTCGTCCGCACCAGGGCCTCTCCTTACGTCGTCGCCCGCAGAATCGCGCCCGTGCACGGCCACGTGACCGAGCCCGAGAACGCCTGCCCCACGCTGCCGGCGATCGGCGACCAGCTCGTGATCACGCACGTGCCCGTGTAGGCCGGATTGGTCGGCCCCACCGCCGCGTCGTTGAGCTTCAGCGTGAAGGCGAGCGTCGAGCCGAGCGCCGCGAAGACCGCCGCGTCGAGGCCCGAGAGGTCGGCGTCCTTGACGAACTCGATCTGCAGCGAGCCCTTGAGCAGCCCGCACAGAATCTCCGAGTAGTCGCCAGTGTCGAAGTTACTCACGTCGACCTCCGGCCCGCTGATCGTCAGCGTCGCGCCCTTGACCTGCGCGGAGTAGTCGGTCGGCCCCGCACCGAGCGCCAGGTAGGCGCCTTTCACCACTTTCTTCGCCACTGTCTCTCCTCCTCTTCCGTCACCGGATCGCCAGGGCGACCAGGTAGGTGAACTCCGGGCTGGTTCCGCCGAGCGTGCGCGTCACCCGCCACCAGGTGTCCGTAATCGGCCCGGCGACCGAGCCGTAGGCCGTCCCGACGTCGTTGAACTGCGCCACCGTCACCCGCGTGGTCGCGCTCGCGAACGTGTCGGCGTCGTCGCTTTCGATGACGAGGTCGAGGGTCGGCGTGGTGCCGCTCGCCCCGACCACGTGCACCGCGTAGTAGAGCCGCTGCGCCGCCGTGACGGCGCCGAGGTTGCTGCCGGCGCCGCTGCCGTTCGCGGCGGCAGCCGCCTGGTAGTCTGCCACCGTGCCGCGCAGCAGAGCCCCCGCCCCGGTGAGCGCCAGCGAGAGCCGCGCCGCGGCGCCCACCTGCCCGCCGAGCGTGTAGGAGAACTCGCTCGCGAGCAGGAAATAGGCCACGTCCGCCACCGCCGGCACGGTGCCGGCCGGCTTGACCACCGTGGCCGGCCAGTCCGCCTTGCTGATCTGCGCGAACGCCGACGCGTCCGGCTCGGCCGCGTCCCAGAAGCCGTCGAATCGCAGCGACGCCTTGAGCAGCCCGGCGAGCGTCTCGGCGTAGCCGGTCGTATCGAACGTGGACACGTCGACCTCCGGCGCGGTCGCCTCGAGCGCCACCTGGTTGACCTGCGACGCGAGAGCGAGCGGCCCGTAGTAGAGGCCGAGATTCTTGAGCACTTGCTTTGCCACGGCCTACCCCCTGCCCTTCCGGGCCGTCTTCGCCTTCGGCTTCGTTACCGCCGGCTCCGGCGCGAGCGCCGCGGCGTCGTACCACTCCGCCAGCCCGTCCGCCACGAGCTGCGCGGCGCGCCCGGCGTCCACGAATCCGAACGGGAAACGCGCGCCCTCCGGCGGCGCCTCGCCCGGCTCGAGCACCCGGAGCACCGTTTCCGGCCCGTAGGCGCCCCACGGCGCCACCGTCACCACGTGCCGCATTTCGGCCATCACGCCTCCCACCGCACGAACGGCACCCGGAGGCCCCGCCCGTACCAAACGTCCGTTACCGACGCCCCCGACGGACGCGGCGCGAGAAACTGCACCCCGCTCCCGTCGCCGCTCTTGAAAAGCGTCACCAGCGCGTCCACGAGATCCCGCACCCGATCGTCGCCGGCGCGGCGCTCGCTCCACACCTCGCACACCACCTCGCCGTCGATCCGCACGCCGCCCGCGAAGTCCGCGAGCTCGGCGCCCGAGTATTCGACCTCGACGTTCACGAACGCCGCCGGGAGCGCCGGCGGCGAGGTCGGCTGCGGCGGCTCGAGCTGCCCGCTCGGCCAGAGCACCGGCGCGGAGGTAAAGGTTGCCAGGAGAGCCCCGATCGCCGCCCGCTCGCTGCCGTAGCTCACGCGTCGCCCCCCATCACCCGACGGATCGCGCCCTCGACGATCGCCTCCTCTTCGGCCGCCAGGCGCGTCAGGATCGGCGTTTTCAGCCCGACCGGAGCCTGTTTCGATCCCACCATGCGCCCGCGCACCTGCGAGACGGTGCCGCTCTTGTGCCGGCGCTTGTAGGTCTTCGCCATCTGCCGGCCGCCTTCGATGACCAGCGCGTGCGGCGCCGTGGCCCCGACCTTCGTGGGCCGGCCGGCCGCGATCGCGTTCTGCGGGTTCGGCGGGTAGCTCCGCCAGCTTGCGCGCAAGCTCGGCCGGCCGCTGGCGCGCGCCGTGCCGACCGGCGACACCTCCCGCGCGAGCTCGAGCAGCCGCTCGTGCATGCTCGCGTGGATCTCCCGCAGCAGCTCCGTCGCCGAGGCCCCCACCACCTCCGGGAACTTCGCCGCGAACTCCTCGAGGCCGGTGAAGCTGTATGCCGTGCCCCTCACACCGCGTCCCCCACCGTCACCGTCCACCGCGCCGGCGAGCCGCCCGGCGCCACCGGCCGCACGTCGACCACCGGAAAGCTCTCGCCACCGTCCACCACGAGGTCGCCCTCGGCCGGTGCCGTGAGGTCGTCGCCGACGAGGTGGTAGGCGCGGCGATCCGTCCGCCGCCCGTCGGCCGTCTCCTCGAGCATCTGCTCGCCGCGGAACGCGTAGAGCGTCCGGTCGGCGTAGCCTGCCGCGAGCGTCACCGTGCCGCCGTCCGCCACCTCGGCCGCAAGAGCCGGCGCGATCGACACCGCGAGCTTCCCGGCCGTCGTCGCCTCGGCGTCCGCCTGCACCGTGTAGGCTGCGGCGTGGCCGGCGACCGTCAGGCTCGCCCCGGCCACGATCCGCCCGCGCAGCCCCGTGGCCTTGAGCGCCAGCGTCACCGCCGCAGCGGCTTGGATCCCGTCGGCCAGCAGCGCGGAGACGTTCTCCCCCGTCACCTGGTTGCTGAGCGTGGCCCGCCGGCGGAGCGTCACCGTCCGGTCGCCGCCGAAGTAGCGGATCGCCGCCGTCGACACCGCGCGCGCGCCGGCAGAGAACGTCACCCGCAGAACCTCCACGGGTCGAGCGCCCGGCGCGCCTCCTCCGGAAGCCCGGCCGCCGCCGCCACCGTCGCGGCCCAGCTCGCCGAGAATCCGTCGGCCGAGAGCGACGTGAGCCCCGCCTCCCGCTTACCGGCGGAGTAGAGCAGCCCCGTCACGTAGAGCGCCACCGCCTGCACCCCGGCCGGCACCTCGACCGCATCGCGCGCCGTGAGCACCGCGGTGCCCGCCGTGACAGTCTCACCCGCCGTGGTCGGCCACGTCGGCTCCGCTGGCCCGGCGCCCGTCGCCCCGGCCGTCGTCACCTCGAAGAGCCACGGCGAGAGCGCCGGCGAGCTCGGCCGGAGCCACGCCCCCGCCGCGAGCGTCAAGCCCGTGGCCCACGTCTGCACCGCGTCCGGGGGGAGCCACCCGCCGTAGTACGTGACCTCGAGCGCCGGCTCGGCCTCCTCGGCCCCGGCCGTTCCGCCCGACCATCCCGCGTTGCGGTAAAGGATCCCCGCCGCCGGGTCGATCGCGTCGGCCTCGAGCGTGTCGCCGTAGGCCTCGGCCGTCACCTGGTGCGCGTCGATCGGATAGGCGGAGAGCGCCACCCGGTGCCGCGACGTGACCGGGAGCGCCTCGAGGTAGCGCTGCCGAAGGAGCGGCCGCCCGAGCTCGCCTTCGAAGAGCCCTCGCACCCGCTCGAGGAGCGCCGCGATCGCGGCATCCTCCGTCACCCCGGACACGCCGAGGTGCGACTTCGCCCGCGCGAGCGTGACGAGCGACCCGTAGGCCGAGCGGGTGAGCACCCGGAGCGCCACGGCCTACCGCCCCCGCCGCCCCTTGCGCGCCATCGCCTCCGCCCGCTCGCCCCGCCCCGGCGCCTCGGCCGTTTCCACCACCGGCGCCGGCTCGGCCGGCGCATCCGGCTTCCGCACCTCGAGCGCCACCGCGTAGCCGCCGGCCACCAGCGCCCGGCCGAGCTCCGCCGGCACCTCGTGTTCGCCCGGCGCTAGACACCCGCCAGGCCCCGCCGCGAGAGACTTGAGTAGCACCCTCACTGGTAGACCACCGTCAGCCCGTCGGCGTTCGTGAGGGTCGCGTGCACCTTGGAAGCGAAGAGGATCCCGCCGCCCGGGATCGGCACCACCACCGTCGCAGCCGCCGAGGCCGGCGTGTAGACCGTGAGCTTCGTCGTTCCGCCGGCGCCGCCATCCTTGAGCACCACCGACCCGGCCGCCGCCGTCGCCCGCACCTGCACCGCGAGCACCGACGCCGCGCCGGCCGTGACGTCGCCGGTCGCTGTCACCGAGGCCGAGAGCGCCACGTTACGAGCTCGCCAGCACCCCGACGCCCTCGAGCGCCGCGAGCACCGAGTTGAGCTTGCCCACCACCGCGTCGAACTCCGCCTTGTTCGGAGCCGCCCCGGCCGCCACGGCCGCGTCGGCGATGTGCGACGCCTGCGTGCCGTTGGCGAGGATCTTTCCGCCCGTCTCGACGTCGACCGAACCGCCCGAAGCCACCGTGAGCACCGAACCGCCCGGCTCGCGGTACACCTTCGTTTCGTAGCTCATGCGTCACAGCCCCCGAAGAAAAAGAGGGGGGCGGGCGGGAGAGTCGTGTGCACCCGCCCCCCGGGATTCACTGCGTCAGCTCCCGACCACGAACTCCGCGTCCGCCACGGTGCTCCCCTGCGTGACCGGCGACTTCCGGCCCCGGTAGCGAATGGCGATGCACTCGCCGAAGGCGATGTTCGCCGTCCCCGAGGTCCGCACGCCCTGGACGTAGCGCCGTTGCGGGCGGAAGACGTCGACGATCAGGAGCTTGCCGTTGAGGTCGTCGTCGACCGCACAGGTCGCGGTCGCCGTGGCGCCGGTGACGGCCGCCATGCCGCCGTCCGCGTTCGTGAGGCTCGCCTCGACCTTGAGGGTCGCCACCCCGGTCGCCACGGAATCCGTGATGGTCGTCAGGAACGTCACGCCGTCCCAGCCGGCCATGTCGAGGATGCTGGTGTTGCTGTCGGTGTTGTTCGCCGCAGCCACCGCCGCGGCGCCGTAGTCGATCATCGCGTTCTTGAGCAGGCTCATGGCGCCCCCCTTAGCCCAGCTTCACCCGAGCGAACGCCTCGGCGAGCACCGGCATCCCGTCCGCCTCGAGGCGGCCGATGAACCCCACCTGGTTCGTCTCGGCGTAGAGCTCGTCCAACCGCTGCAGCTCGAACTGCAGCGCCTCGGCGAGCCAGTAGTAGGAGAAGTCCCCGACGATGCCGACGTAGAGCGCCGAGGTCGCCGTGTTCGGCGCGTACTCGCTCACGTAGAGCGGCAGGCCCAGCAGCCGATCCGGCATCCCCGGAGTGCTCGCGAGCTCGAGCGCCGGCCGCCCTTCGCCGTCCTTGAGCTTCGCGATCAGCTTGACGATGTCACGATGGAAGATCCACGCCGCGCGCTGCCAGTACCCGCCCTTGAGCGCGTACTTCGCTTCGATCAGGCCGTCGAGCGTCGGGTAGGTGGCCGCGTTGCCGGTCGCCACGTCGCGGGAGGTCGG